CAGTACATCGAAGACACCGGACAAACGCTCGTCTACTAGGAGACAACATGCAAGTCAAAATTCTAATCGGTGCTGAAGCAGCATACGCCTGCATCAATACGCAGTTCCACAAGCTCGACGTCAAGCTCGATCCGGGACGCCCGCCATGGGCGTCGCTTCGCAGCACGGCCGATGAAATGCGTCAGCAGGCAGCCAAGCTGCAGCAACGCGCGATGCTGATGGAAGAGGCGTCGTATGTACTCGAATCCGAACAACAATCCAAATACAAATAAGGGGCAGTCATGGATAACTTCACTGCAGTTGCAATCGCCGAAGGATTCTGGGCAGCAGAGTCTGAAGAACAAATCATCGAAGCATGGCAACACCTGATCGACACTGGTCTCTGCTGGAAGCTTCAGGGCTGGTTCGGTCGCAACGCAAACCGCTTAATCGAAGCAGGCGTATGCCAGCCTGCGCCGGCTGCATGAAACGCGTGCAGTACGGCTGGCTAGATGACGACGGCCTTGTCTGCTGCTGGCGGGATTACCCGCCTGCCAGTGGCAGGCCGTACATCACACGGCAAGTCACACGAAACAAAAAACCTATCCCAACAATCGAAACCGATGGAGAAGCATTATGGTAATCGCACCCGCTGAACTGACCGGCACTTATCGCACAGGCCGATTCGTTAACATCACCAAAGCCCAGCTGATCGAAGCAATCGGCTTTCCGCCCAACGCAACAGACGATCCAGACAAGGTCGTCAACAGCTGGTCCTTCACAATCGACGACAAGCCTTGCGCCGTGTGGGACTACAAAGGCTCACACCTGATGAACGCTTGGTCGTTCTACGATCCGCACAATGTCATTCATCAACTATTCGTACAAAGGAACTGACATGAAAGCTTTTATCGCAAGCCTGCACCACGCGGTGTGGACACGCAAGATGGTCGACATAGCAGGAAGCCACTTCACTCACAATGAACTTGAAGAACCGCTGCGAATGCTGGAAACCGCGCCTGATCTGATTGAAGCTCTGCAGGAACTATTAAACAATCCGGCTGGAGACTACGACGCCTCAGACGGTTACGACAAAGCGCGCAGTAAAGCACTCGCGGCTATTGCTAGAGCCACAGGAGAAAAACCATGAACGAAGACAATCCGATATTCCAGTTCGTCTGGTATGCAGTAATCGTGGCCGGCATTGTTGTCGGCCTTCTTGACCTTCTCATCTGGAGACCATAATGACAATCACAATTCAACCGGCGCCCGACTACCTGCTTCACTTCACATCAAAGCCTGTACCCGGTGGCCACTACAACCTGCTGATCGAATCCCAGTGGTGGGGCGCCAAAAATCGCAACGGCCTGCAACGCAAGCTCGACCTGACCCTGACCCGCGATGAACTGCTGCTGCTCGCTCTCACCATCCAAAACGCAGTCAGCGCTCGACCGCTACGGCTTGACGAGGTGCCGGCATGAAGCTTGTTAACTTCAACGAGTTCATCGACGGTTACGGCTGGTCGGATGCGGTAAAGCACAAGCTCCGCTCGATGGTCTTACGGGAAGACCTGAAATACTTGGTCGCGTGGGACAACAGCGGCAAGCTCTCGGCGTCTGCCTACACCGGCAAGCCACTGGACTGGCCAGACAATATCGTCGCTGTATGGGCTAAGGACGGCGACGACCCGTTCGTCGAAGTCAAGTCCAAGACCATGCGCGCCGTTGACCTTGTCATGAACGAAGGGCAAACCGCCTATGCGGCTGCCAAGGCAGTAGGCATCAACCCTTCGGCGGTGCACCGCGCATTAAAGCGCCGCGAAGAAAAGCTTATCTGTCCTTGCTGCAATCAGGTCGTGCAAGATGGGTTCTTCATCAACCGTGAAGTGCTCACAGATCAAGCCGTGAATTAAGCTTGCGTGATATCGCACTCGCGACTTCACGCTCCATCCTTGCAATCTCATCCAGCAACCACAGGGACGCGTCATCCGGCTCCGGCAGCTTGACGCGTCCTTGCCCGCCACAATGCTCGCACTGCTTCTGATCTAACACAGGCGTGCCGGGTATCACGTCGTACCCTCTCCCGTTACAAGGCTTGCACACATCATCCAGCCAATGCCGCACGACCTTGTGCGTCGTCTTCAATCCGTCCACGCGATGAAACCTCGACAGCACCATCGTCAGTAGACCATCAATCACCGTCGGAAATTCTCTGTGCGCGGCGCTGTACTTCAAACGCCATAAGGCAAGCCCCAGTGGCATCTGCACGCCAACCATGCCGCAGGCTCGTATGATGTCAATGTCTCCGATGTCCTCTGCTGGTACCTCTCGCAGATTGTCTGACGTCTGGGCTGTAGATATCTTCTCGTTCAAACTCATACCTTCTCCCGTAAATGTTTAACCGCATCGAGTAATGCCTGCTGCATGTCGCCCTTCGTCTGAAGGACCTGCATGATTCTCTCGTCGATTGTATTGACAGCCACAAGGTGATGCACCGTGACTGGTTTCTTCTGACCCTTGCGGTGCAGCCTCGCACTGGCTTGCTCGTACTTGTCCAGACTGAACGGCAAACCAAACCACACGATCACGTTACCGTGCTCCTGCAATCCGTCAACGCCATGCCCGCCCGAATCCGGGTGCATCAGCAAAAGCTTGATCTTGCCTTCCGCCCAAAGCTTCATGCTTCTCTCGCCGTCGAACTTCACGGCCTCCGGGAATCGCTTCATGATCCTCTGCTGGTCGTGCACGTACGTGGTAAAGCAAAGCACGGGCTCACCCTGATCCAATACCTCGCCCAGTGCATCCAGCTTCGCGTCGTGTATCGGCACGACGTTCTCCTGATCGTCGTACACCGCGCCGTTGGCCATCTGTGCAAGCTTGCCGGCCAGCACAGCCGCATTGACGGCCACCACAGAACCGCTGACATAGGTCGCCTCGATCTCGTTGTACCGCTTCATGTCGAAGCTGACCTTGATCACGTTGTCTGTCCGCTCCGGCAGCTGGTGCTCGTTCTCGACGTGGAACATCACGTCAGCGACCTGCTTGTAGATCAACTTGTCCGCACCCTGCTTCAGGCGCCATGTGTAGATCACGTTCCCGTTCCGTTTGTCCGGCAAGAAGTACCGCTCCCGGTAACCGCCAAGGGTCTTGCCAAGCCGCTGACCTCGATCCAGCATGCTGACCTGCGGCCACAGCTCAAGCAGCGTGTTCGGCGCCGGCGTGCCGGTCAGCAGGTACATGCGGTCGACCATCGGCCTGATCTTGTTCGCATGCTTCCAGCTCTCGCTCGTCCTGTCCTTGAATCCCCGGTTCTCGTCAATCACCACACAGTCAAACGGCCAAGCCGCTTTCGAGTTCTTGTACAGGTTGACCAGCCAGACGAAGTTCTCCCGGTTGATCACATACACGTCGGCCGCCAGTGCCAGTGCCCTGATGCGCTCATACTGGCTGCCCAGAACCCGCACCACGCGAAGGTGCTTCGTGTGATCCCACTTCTCCGCCTCGGTGTGCCACACCAGCTCCGCTACCCGCTTCGGGCAGACGACCAAGACCTTGCTGATCTCGAACCGGTTGAACATCAGTTCATTGATCACGGTCAGCGTGATCGCAGTCTTGCCGCCGCCCATCCGCAAGGCCAGCAGCTGGTAGTCCATGGTCAGCATGCGGTCGATCGCCGCCTGCTGGAAAGGTTCAGGTGAAAAGTGCATCGACACCCTCCAAGGTATTGACCACATGGACTTCGAAACCCAGTGCCCTGATCTTGCCGTGCATGTAAACCTGCAACGGGGTCGGGCCTTTGGCCGGTGCTTTCAATTCTACAAACATAATCTTCCCTTTCGGAAGCAAAACCAAACGGTCTGGTAAACCGCCCAGCGCCAGCACGACCAGCTTGATGCACATCCCGCCCGCCGCTTCAGTCCTTTGCTTCAACCTGTTCTCAACTTTTATCTCACGCATTCCAGTCCCAGTGCATTAGGGCAGTACAGTGCATTAGTGCAGTGCAGTGCATATCATTTCCTATACCTTTACTAGGTAAATCCCCCTTTTTTATTTATATACCTTTACTACAGTTGTATTAGTAAGTATTACACTAATACACTATAAGTTAGTAAAACCTAGTATTCATGCGGCTTTTGACCAGTGCATTACCCCAGTGCATTAGACAGTGCATTACCCCCACTAATGCACTCATTCCAAGAACTCATTCGTGCCAGAAGGTACCGCGAACAGGGTCTTACCGTTTGCACGACGGCGCTGACCCCCGTTCAAACGTCGCAAGGCCGCCGACGCCGTTATGGTTTGGGTCTTCGTCGGTTCTCTGACGCCAACCCGTATCAGCGATTCGGAGGCCGTCACCCAGTCCCACATCGTGACGTGATCACCCCAGCTGTACCCTCCCGCGATCCGCTCTTCGATCGGGTCGACGGTCAGGAAAGACTCGTTGTGCTCATTGAGCTCAGCGACCTCGTCCATTGTCAGATAGAAAACTTCCCCGCTCTGCCACAGATGCAGGGCTTCGGCCCACAGCTGCTGCATGTCGATCCCGTGATTGAAAGAGAACCCCGTCACGGGGATCGTGAAGTACCGCCGGTTGCCGGTAGAGTCGTTTAAGAATTGCTCTTCGTTGACGCTCCCGCCGAACACCGTACGTCTGCCGAACGACGACTCGACGGCCGCATAGGGGCGCCGCAGTTTGTCTACCGGCTGCGTGACGAAAGCCTTCATGGCCGACACTTCGGACTTTTTGAATGTCGCATCCAGCTCGCCCAGCTCCACGATCCAGTAGGTCAGCGCGATGAAGGTCGAGTCTTTGCTCTTGAGGTCGAGCGTGTGTCCGGTCATGACGACGTCCAGATCGCTCGGCGCGAGCCTTTGAAACCATGTCGTCTTGCCGATATTCTGCGGCCCCACAAACACCAGAATCCCCTGACCCGCGATCCCGTCCGGCGACATCGCTGCGGCCACGCTTTGCAGCAGCCACTTGCGCATGAGTTTCTTTTTCAGGGTAGACGGGGACTGCACGGTGTCGAAGAACTCTTCCAGCCTTGACGTGCCGTCCCAAGGTTTGCTCATGATCCAAGTCCCGACCGGGTTGTATTGGTTCTCGTCGGCGACCTTGATCAGGTACTGCGCCACATGCTTTGTCGGCATGCGCACCTTCTCGCACTCCGACAGCACGCATGCCAGCGCCGCATTGTCTCGATTGTCCCGCGTGAACTCGGCACCCGGGATCAGTACCTCGATCGACTTCTTGATCACGTTGTACCGCACGACCCACTGCAATCGCTCCAGCAGGGCGCGGAAGTTCTCCAGCGTGCACAGCGGATGCCCGTCGTCGTTCAGATGCACGAACCCGCCAGACCCCTTGACCCGAGCCCGCACCCATCCCCTGACCGTGGATATCTCCAGCTTCACGCCCAGTGCGCGACCCCTCGATTGGATCGCGCCGGCGATCTGTTCCCGCTCGACGTCTGACAGCTCCGACCCGTTCGCCACCTTGGCAGCAACCTTTTCCTGCAGGTCGCGAGGGTCGGTCGTGTCTTCAATACTCTTCATCAATTCGGCCATCAGCTTGTCGCGCTCGCTGCGCTTTGCTTCTTGCCGCTTTTCTTTGACCATCTTCAGCACCGACGCCAGTGTCACAGGGCCTCGACCTGACGCGCGCTGTGTCTTGAACGACCGCCAACGCTCCCACCCGTAATCACTGCCGCCGTACTTCGGCGAGTCGACGAACATCTCGTCCCACAGTTCGAACCCTTCCAGCTCTCCGTCGAACTGGTGGTACAGCGCCTGCCCGACCCTGATCCAGTCCTCGTAGTGCATATCCAGATCAAGGTAGGGCGCGACCTCGTCCCGTATCCTGTCCGCGTCCCAGTCCTCCAGCGGCGCGCGGTAAAGCATCAGCTCCAGCTCTTCGCGATCATTGGTCAGCACAGCGCCGGCCATCTTCTCGCCCCATACCTTTTGCACCAGCCAGTCGAGGTCTTGCACGGTCTCAGGTAGATCACCATGCGCGTCGCCAATGCGGTGCCCGGTCACGGTGAAATACCGCCCTTCGCGGTACAGCTCAACGCCCTGCTGCTTGTCTGCCCGACCGCCGTCAAGGTTCGTGCGGCTGAATATCTTGATGCCCGTGCCTGACGGGCTGACCTCGGCGTAACCCTGCACACGATCGAGCGTCTCAAGCGCAAGCTCGGACAGCTCACCGTCCTCGCTTCTGCAATCATCAAGGTCGATGCCCTGCACTTCTGGGCCGAGCATGAAACCGAGGCCATCGAACTCGATCTCGCCCAACACCAGCGCGTCAACGGCATCGCTGTAGCTGCACCACGTCGCCGCGTTCGTACTACTGGCCGGCTGCCCGTCGATCTGGTACGGCACCTTCGCCCACTTCTCTTCGCCGGTATTCTTATTGCGTCGCTTCGTGTAAGCCCACATCACCCAGCAGTTCATCGCCTTCAAACTGTCTGGGATATTCTCAAGCTTTACAGGTAGCACGCTTGGCTTTGTGTCCATCACGCTTGCCCCCTCGTCATTTTGTTTTTAATGCTCATTGGTATTTTTGGTTTCGGGCACCAACCCAAACAGTCATCAGTCCACGTACCGACAATCAGCACACCGCCCGGGTTCAGCAACAGCATCGACTGTGCACGCGGCGGCGGATCGATATCAGGATCACGGAACATCAGCTGATCAGTGGTGACTTGTGTCGGGTCGGTCATGCTGTTTCCCGAGTAGGCCATTCAGCCCACATCACGGGCATGCCAGTAAGGTTTTCTTTGCCGGTCGCTGCTGCGATAAACTCGTTCGGTGAAACCCGCACAGGATCGTGTGCAAGTAATTTGGTGTACAGAATCCCCCGCACATCAGAGAAGGCGTCATAAGGATCAAGCATATCGAACAGGTCCATCAATTGCTGCGCTTCTTCGCGAGTGAACATTATCATCGTCTTCCTCCAAGGTATAACCCGATCGTCTCACTGAGTTCAGATTTTTTCTTTGCTTCGAACCCGCCGTCCTTGCGCGCTACGCCTTTGCTTAACCGCAGGTCACTGATCAGGCCGTCGTATTTCGGTGTATCGAGAATGATCGTTTTGTCTTTTATGACAGGCGCGATAACGTGATCGAAGGATTCAAACAGCGGGTGACCATCAACAGCAACGCCATTAATTCTTTTTGTCTGCACACCGTGCGATGAGCTGATAGATACGTGATACCACTGGTTCATCGCAACGCCAGCCAGAGAAGCGGCCATGCTGTCGTCCGGCCGCATCCATGTTTCAACAGTGTAGTTGTCACCCAAATCAGCGTATGGGTCGGTGATGATCTCTTGCGAGGGCACCCACAGCTTCATGAGGTTCTCTGCTTTGACAATCGCTGGTGCTGCAGCGAGGCCAAGCATGGCACCTAAAAATCCTCGACGGTTCATGTGTTCTTCTCCCGCAGCATGGTGCGACAGTCTTCGATAAACTTTGCTGTTTGCTTGTAGTCGCAGTGGATCGAACCGCTGTCTGGGCGAGAAAACAGCGAACCGCTGGTGTAACCGGCAACGATCTCTTCGGCTACAGCGCCTACCATTTCATCGACCGTGCCAGTTAGCCTGCGAAACGTGTGGTTGTCGCGCATGAACCACCACTTAACTTCTTCCGGTTCAGGCTGCGCGAGTCGATTTTGAAGTAACACAACAGCGTCCTTATATACTTCAGCAGGCCCAAGTCCTGATGGTGTAGAAAATACCAACGCATCCAGCACCTGCTGCGCCTCCTCGCGTGTTAGTGTGATGGTCATGGCTGCCTCACAAATCTGGATCAATCCAAAACCCAGCGCCAAAGATCAGCGGGATCGGATCGTAGTCATCACCCTCAGCTTCTTGGATCTGCTTCTGCAGCGTAAGGCACTGCGAGTGCAGGAACATAACCTTGGCATACAACTCTTGACCATCTTCCATTAAGCGGTTGTGCTCTTTCTTCAAATCGTTGATCTCTTTCGGTGTCATTGTTGTTCTCCTGTAGCTTTGGTGATAATTGAGCGTATGTATTCATGCGTTTGCAGCCCAAGTCCACCACGTATGTCTAACATCATCAACGCCCCCAATAATTCAGGTGCGGCAGCAATTAAACGAGCGTCAGCCTCATTTGGCTCAGTATCAAACCCAGCCACAAGCTTGCCATTTGCAGAATTGATTTCTCCGACATACCCTTCTTCCCACCAATACCGCCATGGCCCCGGAGTAAATTTACTCATTGGCATCACCTTTTTCTTTGTGGGTGTTTATCTGCGTTGCGCCTTTGCTGCCAGCAGGCCAGATGTATTGATTCTGATTGATGGTCATGTCGTACCCAAACCTTAGCGCGTTGACTAGCTGTGATGTCATCGCTGTGAACTGCTTAGGGTTCGGCTCATCTGGGCAAATAGTGATTGTGTAAGGTAACTTAGCCATTGTTTTCTCCTGTAGCGTTGGCGATAGCTTTACGTGCTTTTTCCTTTGCTGATTCATAGCTGCGCACACTTTCACGCATAAATTTTACAAACTCATCATTAGACATTATTACCGCTTCAGTTAATCCGTTATCTTGTGTTTCTTCTTCAAAAAGCAGCTCTTTCAACGCCTCCACCAACTCAGTATTCACCTCTTGAAGTCGGCGTAGTTCGGCGGCGGCTTGATGACACATTGCGCCAACAGGATGCCAAGTTGTTCCTGCATTCCATTCATCGCTATCGTGAACGCCGATACGGGTGTCTTTAGGAACGGCCTCAAGCAGTTCGTACAGCGGCACTTGCAAGGCTTTATGTTGTGTAGTCATCGCTTGATCACCTCGCATTTGAAGTCCTTGTCTCCGACATAGAAACTCCCTTGGCGTTGACACTCTGTGGCGATTTCTGAGTGCGTGAAAATCCAGCCAAACAGAAACCCGATGAAAGCAATAAGCAGAGAGGCTGCTAAGTTATCCCACAAACTCATACGCCCTCCACGGTGTCGACAGTCCGCCTTCTGCTGCGCTTCATCTTCAGGTCTGAGTTAAGTTTTTCTAATGCGACCCGATTGCCTTCGCCGAGAACGTATACCGCCGGATCACGGGCCGGCTTCTTCAGCTGATCACGAATCTGCTGTACCAGTTTCGGTTCTTTGTTGAGCGCATACTTTTCCAGTGCATGCAGGGCTGCCTGCAGCAAAGCTCTGTCCGTCATAGGACCCCCTAGAAATGAACGCCACCTTGCGGTGGCCGGTTAATAAGAGCCCGTCTTTCCGGGCTGTCATGTTGGTTCTCTCTCATGGGCAGTGGTGCGGTCTGCCACTCACCAACACGGATGGACAAGTTGCATTCCCCTGAACGGCTGTGTGCGATTGCCACTATCACCCTTGGCTTGTCCATTCGTGTAAGCCCCCGTCTTTCCGGGGTGTCCGCTGGGTCATCGGGTAGTGAGATTGCGAGGGGCAACCCGACCCCAGCTGCGGGGGTTACCACAAAAGCGCTCCGCGCCACCCACCGCTGGGCGCTACGCGCGTGCGTTGCCTATTTGCTACGCCGCGCAACTGCGGCGTTGTCAACCAGATTCGGGTAGGGCCGGCCGGCTTCAGCGGCGCGCTTCTTGGCGGCCAGCTTCTGTGCAGCGGTCAGCTTCTTCGGCTTGCCCTCGGGGGCAGGCTTATCCCAAAATGCTTTTTTCATAACGGTCTCCTAGTGAACCCCGGGCGCCGGGGGTAGCAGGTTCAGCATAGCCATGTGCACTGCCGCGCGCATGGCCTGTGTTGTATTTACGTCACAGGTCACCACGATCGGGATGCCCGTGCCATCGTCAGAGGTGAAGACGATGTCTTTCCCCTGCATTAGGTTTTGCAACGAGAGCAAATCAAGAACGAGCGTAATGTGATCCATGCGTGGATAATAGCCCGCACGTACCCGGGGCGCAAGTACTCCGTGTATTGCCGTATCAATCAGTATCAATCAGTATCAACTAGACTCTTGCACGCCCGGATAGGTGGTGGTAGCATCCGCCGAGCGGGTTAAGAAAGGACCAGCATGAAACCGAAAGACACGACTCAGGACAAGCCGACGTCGATACTAGACCAACGCTTCAAGTACACCCCGGCTGCGGGTACTGATCTGGCCAAGAAGTTCAAAGCCATCAAGCGTGAGCTGAGGCAGAAGGCCGAGGAAGACGCAGCCAAGGCCAAGCAACCGGACAAAGTCCGACAATTCAGGAGGGCAGGATGAGACCCAGCTACGACCATTTAACCGACGAGGAACTACTGAAAGAGTGCGACGCGTATTACGCAAACCCGTTGATCACCGAACTGGCTAAGCGGCTGGAAGAGAAGATCGACGAGCTGGCCAGCCACATAGGTTGAACCGGCAGAAAGAATTCACCAACAACAAGAGGACGGCAACATGATCAAACTAGAACTTGAGATTCGCGACAGCGAAGAGCTGCGCGCCACTGCGCAATACCTGACTCAGCTCGCTGAGATTCACGAAAGGCGTGAACGAAGCTGGCGTGAGGAACAAAAGGCGTACGTCTTCCCGACGACCGCGCAGTACGGGCAAGTCATCGCAGGCGGCGTCGTGACCGGCGTTCAGGCAGTACCCGAGACTGCGCCCCCTGAAACCGTGCCTGCGGAGAAACGCCGCGCACGCAGAGAGCGGGAAGCGGTCGTAACGAAACAGCCAAAAGCTGAAACAGAACAGCCGGAACCCGAGACAGAACAGCCCAAAGCTGAAACAGAGAAGGGCGCAAGCGCAAAAGCTCCGACCCTTGAGACCATCCGTGCCAAGGCGGCTGCCCTGTCACAGGCTGGCCAAGGCACGTCACTGCGCGCGCTGATGAAAAAGTACGGCGCCAGCAACCTGACCAGCTTGAGTGCGGAACAGTACCCCAGCTTCATGAACGAACTCGAAGCAATGGAGGTGACTGATGCCTAAAGTCACGATCGAAATATGGGACGAGGATGGCGAGGTCAAGACCATCGGCAAGATCGACCCGCCGATTGAGCCCGGTCAGATGGACGTCTCGCCGGCGACCATCATCGGTTTGTTCCTGCACTCACACATGGCTGACGTGTACCGCGAAGCGATCCGCTGGTCGACGACACCCCAGCCAGAGACCGAGCAGGGGCTGCCGATTCAGGAGCCTAAGCTGATCATTCCAGAAGGGGGTGTGTGATGGGTGAAGAAATCGCGAAAGCTTTATTGGCTGTGATCCTGTTCGTGCTTGCCTGCATTGGCAGTGCCGCTGCCTTGGGTACGTGGGCAGCGCTGGTCGTCATCTTCGGTAAGAACGTGTACAGGTGGTTGACATGATCCCCGACGAGGACCGTCAGAACTGGGTACGGCTTTATGCCGGTCTGGCGTTAATCGGACTGGCGAGTACGTCCGCCGATCCCAAAGCGATAGCGCTTACAGCCTTCGAGATTGCCGAGGCAATGGTCGATCAGGGAGGTTTTGATGACTGAGCTTGTACCTGTCAAGCTGCACGCGAAGCTGAGTGCGTCCGGGTCTGAGAAGTGGATGACCTGTACGCCCAGCATGCGCATGGAAGAGCAGTACCCAGACACGCAGACAGACTTCTCGCGTGAGGGTACCTTCGCCCATGACGTGTTCGAGAACATGCTGAAGTACGAACTCGGCATGATCAGCAGCAAAGAGTACAAGGCCAAGCGCAAAGAGCAAGAGCAGAATGAGTTCTGGTCGAACGAACTACTGGATCACGTACTCGATGCGCACACCCGTGCACTGGAACGCGTCAATGCGGCGAAGAAACGATGCAAAGACCCGGTGTTCATGATCGAGCAGCGGCTGGACTTCAGCCCATGGGTGCCAGAAGGTTTCGGCACAGGCGACCTTGTGATCATCACAGATGACTTGGTCGAGGTGCTGGACTTGAAGTATGGCAAGGGCATCTACGTTGACGGGGAAAACAATTCCCAGATGCGGCTGTATGCACTCGGCGCGTACAACCAGTTCGGTATGCTGTACGACATCAATCGTGTGCGCACACTGGTGCTGCAGCCAAGGCTGTCGAACTACACAGGCGAAGAGCTGGCCATCGAAGAGCTGCTTGACTGGGCAGAGAACAAGGTTGCACCAGCTGCGAAGCTTGCATGGAATGGTGAAGGTGAACTGGTGGCAGGCGACCATTGCGTCGACGGATTCTGCCGTGCAAGGTTTACCTGCCCAAAGCGCGCAGAGGCCGCACTGGCCGTCGCGCAAAGTGACTTCGCCCTGACACCGCCAGAGCTGCTGTCGATGGAACAGATCGCAGACATTCTGCCCAAAGCAGACTTGGCCATCGACTGGCTGAACGACATCAAAGACTACGCACTGAAGCAAGCAGCGAAGGGCAACCCAGTGCCGGGTCACAAGCTTGTCGAGGGTCGCAGCAAGCGTGTGTATAGCGACGCCAACTTGATTGCATTGCGGCTTAAGAATCACGGCTTCGATGAAGCGATGATCTACGAACGATCGTTGCTTGGAATAACTGCCATGGAGAAACTACTTGGCAAAGCAGAGTTCACCCGGATACTTGGCGATCTGATTTCCAAGCCTTCGGGTAAACCAACGCTGGTACCGGACAGCGATAAAAGACCGGCAATCACTGTATCGGAATCCCCCGATACAGACTTTTCGTAAAACCGTAGATAGGAGGACCGTATGTCCACAGTAGCAAAAGATGCAGGCACCAAGATGATCACCGGCAAAGTGCGCTTGTCGTACGCCAATCTGTTCAAACCCCGCGCGCAAGAAGCTGGGCAAGAGCCGAAGTACAGCGTGTGTGTTTTGATCCCGAAGGATGACAAAGAGACCATCGCCAAAGTTAAGGCAGCCGTCGAGGCAGCCAAGACCAAAGGCGCTGATCTGTGGGGCGGCAAGATTCCCGCAGGTTTGAAGATGCCTCTGCGTGACGGTGATGCTGAGCGTGACTCCCCGGAGTACAAAGGCCATTGGTTCATCAACACGAACTCAAAGGACAAGCCGGGCGTCGTTGGCAAAGAGCGTGACATCGAAGGCAAGCTGATCCCCCTTGGCGAGTCTGACGTGTACAGCGGTTGCTATGCGCGTGTGTCGATTAACTTCTTCCCGTTCAACGCGAAAGGGAACCGAGGTGTTGGCGCGGGTCTGCAGAATGTCCAGAAGGTTGACGACGGCGAGCCGTTGTCGGGTCGTGCGAATGCTGACTCCGACTTCAGCGATGACGACGAAGACTTCTTAGGCTAAGTCGTACGGGGGAACGGACGGATGCTGTGGATGCGCAGGCTGATGCGCGTGAGTAACCGCCTTGCCTACGAATGTGGTCGCTCCCTTTCGTAATATTCAACGGCAAGATGCCGGAAGATCAGTACCGGCCACAGACGCAGTCTTAGTACCCCACCTTTCGGAGTGATCATGAGACATTTTCTTTTGCTTTTGATTCTGTCCCTCACTTTCTATTTCGGCTGGCAGTACGCTGCCAAGCGAGACAAGAACAGGTTAAAACGGTTTGGAAGCAGACACGTATTCGCAGTCATATTTATTCTGACTACCTTATCGCTACTGCTGCTGGTAATGTTTCACAGCAGTGCGATAAACATCCTTTGACGGAGTAACCCATGAGAAAAATTATATTGGCGGCAGTATGCGCAAGCTTGGCAGCTTGCACCCAGATTGACACAGGCAACATCGGTGTCGAGTCTACCCTCGGTCAAGTCAAGAAAGAGACTTTGCCACCGGGCATTTATTTCACCATGTTCAAGCGCGTGACCGAGGTCTCTGCGAAAGAACTAGGTTTATCACTGCAGGACATGAAGCCGCAAACGAAAGACAAGATCACACTGGCTGATCTGGACATCGATATCTTTTACCAGATCGATCCCGGTAAGGCGTCTGAGATCATCACTCGCTGGCCGGGCGACATGGTTGAGTATCGCAACGAAGACGGCGTGCGCGTAGGTAATAACTACGTCACCCGCCAAGCGCGCGAGACCATCTACAACGTGATCAGCCAGTATGGTTCAGACACGGTGCACCTTGAGCGTACCGCCATCGCAGCGAAGATCGTCGAGGGTCTGCAGAAAGACCTCGATTCATCCGTCGGCAAGGGCTGGTTCTTTGTGCGCAGTGCGAACGTGCGTAACCTTGTCACTGACCCAGCACTGGAGCAGGCAATCAAAGACTCGGCCAACCGTAATTTCCAGATCGCAGCCAAGCAGAAAGAAGTAGAGCTGGCCAAAGCCGAAGCCGAACGCAAGCGCGTCGAAGCACAGGGTGAAGCGGACTCTATCAAGATCAAAGCACAGGCCATCTCGTCAGCAGGCGGTAAGGACTACGTCGAGTTGAAAGCGATCGAGAAATGGGATGGCAAGCTGCCGCAGGCAACAGGCAGTGGTGCTGTGCCGTTTATCAACATCAAATAAGGACTACTATGAATCGACCTATCATCGTGAACATCCAGATGGTGCCGGCAGGCGTCGAGCTGGTACTGAAAGCGTTGAACAAGATGCCCCGCGAAGAAAGCGATGCGTTGTTCAATGAGATTCGCGGACAATATCTTTACCAGCTGCAGATGCTGAACAATCCAAACGTACCTGAAGCAGTAGAGAAAAAAGATGCAGCCGACGAAGCCTCGGGCGATTGAAAGCTTAACCCGAGAAGAGTTAATCATCTTGCTGCACAGAGCTGAGCAGTTACTGGATAAAGTTGTCACACGACTAGAAGCCGCAGAAAAAGAACATGACGACATTAAGAATAGACTTAGAGACCTACAGCAGCGTTGACCTGAAAAAGGCCGGCATGCACAAGTACGTCTCAAGTCCAGACTTTGAGATCATGTTGTTTGCTTATGCGTTTGACGACCAGCCTGTGAAGCTGGTGGATTTGATGCAAGGTGAGGAACTGCCGGACGAGGTAATAGATGCGATCGACGATCCTAACGTAATCAAGACGGCGTACAACGCGGCGTTCGAGATAGCGTGTATCGCGGCGCACTATCGGTGCAAGGTTGATGTCGCATCGTGGCGCTGCACCAGTGTGCATGCGCTATACCTCGGCCTACCCGGCAACCTAGCTGATGTAGGCCGGGTAGTAGGACTGGCACCAGATAAGCAGAAGCTGTATCAGGGGTCGGCATTGATCCGATACTTCTGCCTGCCGTGCAAGCCGACGCAGAAAAACGGAGGTCGCACACGCAACCTGCCGCACCACGACCCTGAGAAGTGGCAGCTGTTCCGTGACTACTGCATCCGCGACGTGGACTCTGAGCGGGCTATCGCGCTGAAGCTGGCCAAGTTCCCGGTACCGCAGGAAGAGATCGACCTGTGGATCATTGACCAGAAGATGAACCAACGCGGCATCACGGTTGACCAACAGCTGGTAGAGCAGGCCATCGCTTGCGATGACACATTCAAGCAGCGGTTAACCAATGAAGCGATCGCCCTGACCGGGCTGTCTAACCCAAACAGCCGCAACCAATTGCTGTCGTGGCTGCAGGTAAATGAAGACATAGAGATTAGCGACATCACGAAAAAGACGGTACCGAAGATTCTGAGCGGCACCGACAGCGACGTGGTGCGAAGAGTGCTTGCCCTACGGCAGGAGCTTGCCAAGACCAGCGTGTCGAAGTACCACGCCATGCAGCGAGCCATGTGTCCAGATGGCGCCGTGCGTGGGCTGACCCAGTTCTATGGCGCGAACCGCACAGGCCGGTGGGCTGGCCGACTCGTACAAGTCCAGAACCTACCTCAGAACAAACTGCGAGACATTGATCTGGCGCGCCAGCTCATGCGAGAAGGCCGGTTCGCTGACATCGAGCTGATGTTTGGCAGCGTGTTCGATACCCTGTCACAGCTGATCAGGACTGCTTTCGTCGCACGTCCCGGGTACAAGTTCGTGATCGTCGACTTCAGCGCCATCGAGGCGCGTGTCGTGGCTTGGCTGGCTTGGTGCCAGTGGCGGCTTGATGTGTTCAATACACACGGCAAAATCTACGAGGCGTCGGCAGAGCAAATGTTCAAGCTGCCGCCCGGTAGTGTCGACAAGAAATCACCGTACCGATTCAAAGGCAAGGTGGCTGAGCTGGCGCTGGGTTATCAAGGCGGAGCCGGTGCACTGAAGACCATGGGCGCACTGGAGATGGGTCTTACCGAAGACGAGCTGGACCCGATCAAGGAAGCGTGGCGCGAGGCAAACCCTGAGATCGTTCACCTGTGGTACGACTGCGAAGGCATGGCCAAGCAGGCCGTGGCGAACCGCTGCGCAGTGGTGCTGCCGATTGCTGCAGGTAAAGCCCAGCTGAAGTTCATATGGGAGTCCGGGTTCCTGTTCATCGAGCTGCCCAGCAAGCGCCGACTGGCTTACGTGAAGCCGCGCATCGAGCAGGAAGACCTGTACAGGGAGAAGAGCGACGGGTCGAAGTTCGTGGTTGCGCGCGCAGGTTCTCTGACCTACGAAGGCATGGATCAGAAGACCAAACAGTGGACGCGGGTACCGACATACGGCGGCAAGCTAGTGGAGAACATTACTCAGGCAATCGCGCGCGACTGTCTGGCTGCGTCGATGCACCGCCTGCACAAAGAAGGCTACACCATGCTGACCACGGTGCACGATGAAATCGTGATGGAGGAAACCATTGACGGGCCACGCGACGTGAAGACCGCCGAGGAAGTTATGGGTCGCCCGATCCAGTGGGCACCCGGCCTGCCGTTGCGCGGAGACGGTTTCGAGACACCCTATTACATGAAGGAGATCGACTGATGACTGACATTACAGCAACCTTGGATGAGCGGGGTAAAAGGTATGGCAAGTTTGCAGATCATGCACGTATTTCGCAAACCTTAAAAGGATACATTCGCAGCCAATACGCAGACAAATGGGAGAGCCTTACTTATGATCAGCGTGAAGCGTTGGATATGATTTTCCATAAGATAGCCCGCGTATTAAATGGCGACCCCAATTACGCTGACTCATGGATTGATATAGCTGGCTATGCCCAGCTAGTGGCAGATAAGCTGGAAGGTATAGAACGATGAGCATCAAAACCATAGGTGTCGAAGAGCTGGCAAAGCTACTTCATCGACGACCAGAAACCATACGGTCGGATGCACGGCGACGTCCGGGCACGCTGCCGCCTATGCTGCGCATCCCCAAAACGCGCAAGCTACTGTGGCTTGAAGAAGACGTAATCAAATGGATGAAAGATAAAAGAGAGACGCAATGCGAAACTTAAAAGCACCCGAGAAAAAACTGTTTGCTTATCTGTTTAAAAAGTTTAAAGTAAAGACGGACGCGGAGCTTGCAGAAAAACTGTACGCATCCGGGGCATCAATAAGTAGGATGAGAAATAACCACAAATATCTGACGGCAAAATTGATCCTGATTATCTACGATAAGACAGGGTTGTCGATTGAAAAAATCAGACAGATGGCGGTGGAGAATGTCGACGAAAAAACAATTTCATCGGGGCGTAGAACTGGTAACGGGAAAAAGATGGTGTAGCCAGTGCAACTGGGCGCACCCCATTGAAGGCGGAGAATGGGTGCCAATGGCTAGAGGCATGCGTCGCCGATGGAAATGCGCTGACTGCATACAACGAGCGAAGAACCGAGATAAGGAAAAGAGCTGATGAGTTTCGTATGTCCGTTACCGCCAGTCAAAGTGCTGGTCAGAGCTGAGTACCTGTACGACTTTGAACGTGGCCACGACAAATACGTTGAAGGTGTGTGGTGCAGCCTGAAGTCCATACGCGGTGAAGCGTTTCGCTTTGAGACCTATCTGCCAGAATACGGGGCGCTATTTGACAAGCTACCCATCAGCGCTTTCAATCACTCTGAGGCCAGTCAGCTTGGCGGCGACCTGCCGCTTGATGTTCTGCAGATATGGGACGCGATGAGCTACCACGTTACGCTGGTAGAGAAGCCTTTACTCAAAGGCATGCGGTGCGAGTTCTTCGCGAAGGATAGGAATAAGTATGGCGGTGAATACATGTTCACCATTGACACGGCTAACCCTGACCCGCGAATCCCTGATTTCACTTTTAGCGAAAGCATGGACGAGCACAAGAGTTTTAACGTGATCAAGATGTTCAATGGTCAGTTCGCTTTGCAGCCAAACAACCGTTGCTTGTTCTTTGACAGCGCATTGAACCCGCAGGAAATGAAGATGCCTGACTTCCGAGTAGCAACAAGGAAGTTCAGGGTAGAACAACAAGCAAAGTGGAGATTAGGTGACACCAGCGATGTCACCTATGACGGACGCGGTGAATAGATTACTTCGGCTGTTTGCCTTCAACAGTAAGCCCTTCTTTAAGGTAAGCCTTCTTCTCTTTCTGTCGTTCAATCTGTTTCTCTGCAGTGTCTTCTGTTATCGCGCCTTTTTTCTCAAGCCGTTTGATCTGTCTGATTTCGGCATCCAGATCACGAATGAGTTTTTCCCTTTCGGATTTGGCGATCTGTTCGGACAGTTCCAGATCGATCGGTCGAATCTTGAGGCCGACGGTTTGAGCGGCAGCGTAACCAGCTTGGACGGGGAGACCGTCTTTACCGATGCCGGTATAACCGAGGATAGGCTGGCCTGCCTGATTGGCGATGACGTTCATGGCGCGATCCCAGTGGTAATTACCTACAGCGACGGCAGGAGCGAACTGCTGCCATACCCACTTGCTACGCTTCTCGCTCGCCTCGGCAGCCGTGTCATTCTTATCGACAACATCTTTACCGAAGAAACTATCCTTATTCCAGAGCATAACTCCGGCCGTGTTGAGTATGGGATTGCTTGGTGTTATTGGCTGGAGCAATGGAACCCCGCCAGCGTTTGAATGCGCATCCAGCAGATCGCCGCCCGGGAATATACGACTGACATCCATGAACACCGGCAGGTTCGTCACGTCGTCCATGCCCAAACGAATAGCCTTCGGCGTGGCTAGTGTGGCGCTCATGCCCTTCATCCATGGCGGCAAGAATTCGCGCTCTTGCTCTTCAAGCTTGCGGGCCTTGTCACGGAAGTCAGGGTCGGTGACATAGCGCTGGATCACAGTCCACCAGTCTTCGTCCTCACCGCCGCCCAGTGACGCAGCCATGGCGTACATCAGCGCGTTGACGGTGTACAGCGCAGCAGCTGGCGCCGCGTAGCGCCAAGGCTTTTCCAGTGCTGTGTTGACCAGCGGTGGCACGACCTTGTAGGTGTAGGCAAAGAACGGCAACGCATAGTCACGCAAAGTGCGAGCCGTCTTCGGTAGATCGTCGTAGGTGAAGATGTAGTTCTGCGAATAGTCGATCGCGTCTTCCACATCAAGCCCGCGATCGCGCGCGTCTTTGTAAATCAGATAGCGGAAGAACTGATCTTCAGCTTGATACGCAGTTGCTGCAGGTTTGCGCAGGAACCAGCTCAATGCATTCCATACGGTGTCGACGCCTTTCTTTAAACGCGACTCGCTCATGCCGGCCAAAGCTTTGAGCTGAGGCGGCATCTGATCCAACAGCTCGGCGCGGTTGAACGTGCCACCGAATAGCCCGGCGTCAAGCGCCTCTTGCACCATCGGTGTGTTCTTCAACAGATCACGCATAGCGCCAGCGTACTTACCTATGTCCCAATAGGACACGCCCGCGAAGTGCGCCATGGTCAGGTTCGACAGCACGTTGTTCGCATGCGATACCGGGTTCAGTACCGTCTTGCCTTCCTTCCACATGGACAGGCCCTTCAGGTACATCTTGATCAGCTCGTTCTGCTGTGACTGATCAAACGCTGACAGGTGGTCTAAGACTTCAGCGGGTACCCACATGCCGGCCAGCTTGCCGTATCGGCGGGCGAAGGTATCTTGGACCAAAAAGTCCGGCACTTTGACATAGCCGGGCTTCTCTTTCTTGCTGGCGTAGTTCTGTGCCAGTGATTCGTACAGACGACCAAGCGCGATGTCACGCTGGGACTTGTTGTACCCCATGACAAAGCGGAACATGGCGTCACGAATCTCGCCCATGTCGTCGCGCTCTTTGCGCGTGTAATCGCGCCACATCATGACGGTGTCGTCGACGGCCGGGTCAAACTCCTGATCACGAACTTCCCAACCTTCGTCGATCCAGTCTTGCATTTCATTGACGTCAACCAACTCAAACATGCCGCGCGATTTCAAACTGGAACCGCCGATGCCTTGCATGGTTTTCTTCTTACCCAGCAGAGCTTTGGCTGCCTTAGTCCAAGCTTTGACTTCGTTGCCCAGCTTCTGTTCGTAGAATCGCGGCAGGTACTTACCATCCCACCGGCCAGCGGCTTCAGGTGACAGCATACCGAGGCGCACCAGCTCGGCCGATTGTTCGGACATGATCGACTGCAGAGAAGCAGCCAGCATCAGGACGTGCTGTGGCGGCTTGACGCCGCGCTTCAATTCACCTTCAATCACGTCACTGATCATCTGCCGCTCTTGCTCTGACAGGTCTTTCATCTTTCCGGCCACGTCTACGGTCAAGCGCTGCGCCCGCTCAACCTCGGCTTTCATCCTGCGCATCGCGCGGCCAAGGTCTTCGCTGACAGGCTTGAGTTTGAGCTTGTCGAGTACATTGTTTGCGACATCAGCGACAAGGCGATAGGTTTTGGCACCGGCACCGAAACGGAAACGGCCAAGCTCATCCCGGCTGAGAATCCAGCCCTCGGTTTCGCGGCCACGCTGGCGGCGTTGATAGCGGATGTCTGGATTAGTTTCGTCGAATGTACCGATATTGCCGGTAGCGGATTTAATTTGTTCCGGTTTAAAGACTACGTATTCAGACGGGTTAACACCATCTCCGTCAAAAATTATTCCGTCATTTTCTGGCGTCAACGCTTCAAGGGCTTTACGTTTTGCATCACCAAAAGACATACCTTGTTTGCGATACTTCTTTATCGCGGCAGTAGTATTGAGCGGGTTCTCGATTCGCAGATACGCGGCAACGACCTCACCCCTTGGCGCACGAATAGGGGCACCAAACTCACGGGTGAAATTGTTTGCGGCTCTTTCGTCTGCGGTGAAATAAGTACCCGGCACGTCGCCAGCTGCGGTACGTTTAGTAACCCGAGTGGTATCGAACACGGTCACACCTTTAGCAGTACTGCCGTGATACACGACCAGCGGCTTGCCGTTCGCGTCGACCACCTTGCTATCTTTGAACCAGCTCTTGAATGCGGGCGTCTCTGTTTGACGGCGACTAAGCGCAGGCGCTCCCGGCAGTTCACGTTCTGGCAGTAACTGGGTCAAACCGCCGTCAGCAAGGAACGCTTTGAACGCGGCTTGTCCCGTGATAACTACTTCCTTACCGTCGGTGCCTGTAAACCGGTAAGTACAAGTCATGATTAACCACCCAGTTCTTGATCGATCAACAGAAGACCAACTTTATCACCAGACACCAGCGCCAGTCGCGCCAGCAGATCGCCGTACTCGCCGACGCTCTTGCGCTGAATCTCTAAGAACTGAAGCAGGAATTGCTGCACCATCGGCTCAACACCACTGGCCATGTACCACTTCTTGTAATCGTTGTACAACTCAAGCTCGGTTTCGTAGCCCAGCTCGATGGCGTCAACGAGACTGGTGATCTGCTCGTCCATGGCTTCGATCGCAGGCACCTTGGCTTGCGTGCCGATGTCGTTCTGAAAATCTACGTGCAGCTGGTAATGTTCCAGCTCCGATGCGCTTTCTTTCAAGAAGAACTTCTGTGCGCCGAAGTAGCCCAGCCGCTGCAGCGAGTTGGCGACATGCTTATATAGGTTCGCCGCGTACAGCTCGGAGTGGATGGCGTCATCAAGCATTGCTTTGATGTTTGCCGGGATGATCATAGTAGGTGTCATGGTCTACCTCAGTCGCAGTTAATCTTGACCTTGCCAGAGTCTTCAAGCTCAGACAGGATATCAAGGAAGTTGTCTTGGATGTAATTGATTTGCGCGGCGTCCGGACGTGCAGAAACCGCAGCCTGCGCGCGAGTGCGCTTCAGGCCACGGCCGTTCAAACCTCTGAACAAGTCTTCCAGCTCGGGGGTTACTTCTTGAACTTGTCGCGCAGCTTCTCGAACTCCGCCTTCAGCTTGTCGTTTGCTGAAGCTGATTTGTCCCGGGTCTCCCCATCCGTACTTCTCGCTGAACTCGTCGAAGACGGACTGGACTCTAGGCGCGAGTACAGTTCTGGCCCAGTCAAGAACATCGGATCGCCCGGCGGCACTAAGCCTTTGTACGTAGCTTTCCCCATTAGGATTTTCCTTCCAATTGTTGCCGACTAAATTGCCGCTTGAAGCGAACACCCGATAGTTAAAATCCGGGAGTACAGACTCGGCGACTTTTACGATATCAGAATGCAAAGTCTCGTTCGAGACTACCCCAAAACTTACCAGACGTACGCCGTTCGGTGAACTGATCATGGCGAATTCGTCCTGCCAATTTGGCTTTCCGTTGTTTTCCATCCACACGCCGACGGCGCGCTCAAGGTCAACCGCTTCAGCTGGATTGATCGCCCGGCCAAGGTCGATGTCCAGTCCGTTCGAGTCCCGCTTCGTTCCGGCAAAGAATGGACGATGCCAGCCAACACCCTCTTGGCGAGCAACCAGACCAGCCACCGCCGCGTACAAGTCAAGCGCCTCGGCCTGTGCAGGATCGACGGCAGTCTTGCCCTCTTCGCCCTTCGCCGGCGCCATAGCAACCAGCTTCTGGGAACTGGGCGACACCTCACCCTGCCACAC